AGCTTCTTCAATTACTGGCTCACCTGTTACAAGAGCAGGAGGGGGCGGTGGCTGTGGAAGATTTACAAACAATGGTATTCAAGGTATTGGCGGTCTAGGTGGCGGAGCTAATGGCTCTAACCCTGTAGACTCACCAAATCCAGGTGGAACTGCTAATACTGGCGGTGGCGGTGGTGGAACTGATATTGGTAATCCACCCTTTAATCCTGTACCAGCAGGTCCAGGAGGATCAGGTGTGGTTATTATTAAAGAACCCAACGCAGGATTTAAATGCTCGGGAGTATGGGATATGAACGCTCTTTACGATAATGTAAAAGCAGGAACTTGGACAACTTAACATGCCTAGATTAATTGGAGCAGTATTAAATCCTGTATTAATACCTGAAGTAATAACTACATTTAATTCTAGTGGAACACTTACCACTCAATCTACTACAACTGCAGTTGAATACTTAGTTGTTGCAGGTGGCGGTGGGGGTGGTTCTTATTATTATGGAGCAGGCGGAGGTGCTGGCGGTTATTTAACAGCTACAGGTAATCCAGTCTCAGGTGGCTCACCTTACCCAATAACAGTTGGTGGTGGCGGTGCAGGAGGTTCTGCTCCTGGAGGTCCAACTTCTCCAGGTGTTGGTAGTAAAGGCTCAAACTCAGTTTTAGGTACGCCATCTCCCATTACTTCAGAAGGTGGTGGTTTTGGTAATTCAGCAGGGGCGCCTGGCAACTATGGACAAGATGGTGGGCCAGGAGGATCAGGCGGTGGAGCAGGTGCTGCTGTCCCTGGTTATGGACCACCTGTATTTCCATCTTCAGGAGGAAGTGCTGCTTCAGGTCAAGGAAATGCAGGAGGCTCATCGAATAGCCCTTTTCCAGGTTATGATGGTAATGCATCATCGGGTGCTGGAGGAGGAGCAGGTGCTGTTGGAACTAGTGCTACTTGGTATCCAGCAGGAACACCATCACCTAATGTAAATCCAGGCGGAGCAGCGGCAGGTGGGGTAGGTTTAGCAAATACAATTACAGGTTCTCCTGTTTTCTATGCTGGTGGCGGTGGTGCAGGTGGTTTTGCCAATGGACAGGGTGGAGCTGGTGGTAATGGTGGTGGCGGAGCAGGTGGCGGTACTTCGGCTGCAGCTGCAGCTGGAACTGCTAACTTAGGCGGTGGTGGTGGCGGTGCGTCACATACTGGCACATCTCCAAGCGGAACAGGTGGAGCAGGTGGCTCTGGTGTCGTTATTGTTAAAGAAGCTGGGGTTAATACTGACACATCAAGCTGTTGGGATTTAAGAACAGTTTTTACAGAAATTAAAGCTGGTAACTGGAACGGATAACACTAACCTTTCTTTTAAAACACATCTAACTTATACTATCTTCCAAGAGAGAGAAGATGAAAAATATTTACTTTTTATGCGGTTTGCCTAGATGTGGAAATACTTTGCTTGCATCTATATTAAACCAAAACCCAAACATAAGTGTTACTGCTAATTCTATAACAGCAGATATTTTATATAATCTTGAACAACTTAAAGAAACAACAAATTTTAAAAACTTTCCTGACTATCAATCATTAGATAATTTAATAAAAGGTTCTACAGAACTATACTTTAAAGATTATAAAAGCGATCATATTATTGATAGAAGTCCCTGGGGGACACCTAAAAATATAGAACTTATAAAAAAATACATTACCCCAAATCCAAAATTTATTATTTTAGAAAGACCTTTTATAGAAATATTAGGTTCTCTTGCTAAAGTAAAAAATTGGAATAAAAAAAATTTAGAAGATTCTTGTTTTTATGAAATGACTGAAGGCATAACTGCTACTTATGCTTATGCCATACATAACATTATTAAAAATGATAACGATTATATAAAAATTAATTATGAAGACTTAACAATAAATCCTAAAAAATATATAAAACGCATTTACAAATTTTTAAATATTCCAACCTACAAACATAGGTATGTTGATTTAGAACAATTTTCTATAAACAATATTAAATATGATGATAGTGTTTTAGATGGAATGTATCATGATGTTAAAGAAGATAAAGTAGAAAAAAATAACTATGATTTAAATATGTATTTAAGCGAATCAATTATAACTAAGTATAAAAACATGTCTTTAGAAAAATGGGTAAATGAATTTTTAATACAGAGAGGTTATTTTGAATCTTAAATGGTATTACTGGTACTTTCAATCAGTTATTCCTGAAAGAATATGTGACGATATTGTTCGTTATGGTAAAGAACAAAATAAAGAAATGGCTCTTACAGGTAACGCTGGCAAAGACAACAAAAACCTTACCAAACTAGAACTTAAAAACATTCAAAAGAAACGCAAGTCTGACATTGTTTGGATGAACGATAGATGGATATACAACGAAATACAACCTTATGTGCATGCAGCAAACGCAAGTGCTGAGTGGAATTTTGAATGGGATTTTTCAGAGTCATGTCAATTCACCGAATATAAAAAAGGTCAGTTTTATGACTGGCATTGTGATTCCTATACAGAACCATATGACCAACCCGAAAATAGAAATGTGCATGGTAAACTAAGAAAACTTAGCATGACTGTATCGCTTACAAACCCTGATGAGTATGAAGGTGGTGATTTAGAATTTGATTTTAGAAATCAAGATGAAGCATCGCAACCTAGAATATGTGAAGAAATTAGACCAAAAGGAAGTGTGATTGTTTTTCCTTCTTTTGTTTGGCATAGAGTTAAACCTGTAACCAAAGGAATACGACACTCCTTAGTGTGTTGGAATTTAGGATACCCATTTAGATGAGCTTTAAGAAAAATAAATACCAAGTAATTAAAGGTGCTATATCAACAGAGTTAGCAGATTTTTGTTATCAATACTTTTTAAACAAAAGAGCAGTAGCAAGACATTTGTTTGATGATAGATATATTTCACAGTTTGCTGATTATTTCGGTGTTTGGAATGATGTCCAAATACCTGAAACTTATTCACATTATGGCGATATAGTTATGGACACTTTATTGCAAAAAGTTAAACCTGTAATGGAAAAAGAAACAGATATGAAGCTTACTGAAACTTATTCATATGCAAGAATCTATAAAAAAGGAGATGAGTTAAAAAGACATAAAGATAGATACTCATGCGAAATATCCACTACTATGTTATTAGGTGGAGATGAGTGGTCTATATTTTTAGAACCATCAGGTGAAGAAGGTAAAAAAGGCGTAGAGGTTAAATTAGGAAAAGGCGATATGCTTATGTATCGTGGTTGTGATTTAGAGCATTGGAGAGAACCTTTTGATGGTGAAAACTGTGCGCAAGTATTTTTACACTATAATGATGCTAGTGGTAAAGACGCTAAGTTTAATAAATTTGACGGTAGACCTATGATAGGATTGCCTGGACATTATTCATTACAAAAATAATGGTTGAAGTCTTTGACTGTCCTTACATATCCAAAGTCAACAATAAACAGTTTCAACAAGACTTAATTAACTACACTAAAGAAACAAAGTGTTGCGATATGGAGGTGTGTACACATCCAAAAATACAAAGCGACTTAAAAATAGATCAAGCTTTTTCAGTTATTAATAATTCTATCAACAATCTTTTTAAAACTTACTTAGGTGCAGATAATTTTATATTTACTAAAAAGAATGTATGGGGTTATTACGCATCTAAAGGATCTCAACTACAGAATGTGGTGCATAACCATATGTTTAAAAAAGAAAAAGGGTTACAGATTTCTGCTGTAATGTATATCACACCAACAAAACTAGGCACTAGCTTTGCAGATTTTAAAATAGAACCTGAGATAAACAAATGGTATCTTTGGCATTCAGGTTTATATCATCACCCTGAAGATGGCGTAACACCTAAAGATAGAATTGTTTTAGCTTTGTCTAGCGTAATAAATAGATGCACATAAAGATTCCAAACTTCTTATCAAAAGAAGAATGTAAGTTAATCGAAAAAGTTTTATTAGAAAAAGAACAAGAAATACTTGCTTTGCCACTTACTACAGATATGTATACAGGAACAACCGCAAGGTATTCCTACTATAATTTTTTAAACTACATACCTGAAATTGATATAACAAAAAAATTTTTTGCTTTACCAATTATGCAAGACGAAGATGAGTTTTGGATTCAATGCTGGGTTAATATTCTTAATAAAGACGAAGGAATACCCATGCACAATCATGGCCATCCTGAAAATATTTTTTATGCTTGTAATATCTTTATATCAGGTCCCGATGATTGTTTTACTTTTTATGATGATAATGGCCATGTACCTAACAATATTGGCGAGCTACATTTAATTGATTGTCACCTTTGGCATGGTGTAAAAGAAAACACAAACGACCAACCAAGGCTATCTATTGCTTGTGATATACATTTTAAAGACCCAAAACATTTTGAAAATTACGAGCAAAGAATCGTTCATGCCAAGAGAAATTAGTATATAATTTTAAAAAAACTGAGGTAACGCAGTATGGAAATATTAATACCACTAGCAATAATTGCAGTAATAATGGGATGGTCTGTAAAAAAATTCAAACCTGAACTTTGGGATCAAGTAGTTTCTAAATTTAAAAAATAATATGATTTGGTGCAACAATGGACAAGGAGCAAAAACAGCATGATAGCTTAATAGCCTGGTCGGCTATTGGTTTTTTAGTAACTTTGGTTATTGGTTTGTCTGTAAATGTTAGCGCCCAATCTTCTCAACAATCTGGTACAGCTTGCGCCAACGGTTCTCAGTATTGCGAAAACAATAGTTTGGATACAGTTAATACAACTACGACCACCAATACCAACACAAATACCAATACCAATCAAAATACAAATACAAACACCAATACGAATTCTAATACCAACGTATCGACTAATACGAATAATTCGACAAATACAAACTCCAATACGAATGTTTCGACTAATTCAAATACGAACGTAAATAGTTCGACCTCTAATAACACCAACTCTAATAACAACGTCAATACTTCAACCTCGACTTCTAACTCTACCGTTAATTCTACGGTAAATCAGAATGTTAATAATACAAATACCTCGACTTCGACCAGTTCTAATACGAATCAAAACACCAATATTAATCAATCGACTTCTGATTCTAATGTTCAAACTAATAATGTTAATCAAAACAATAACAATTCAAAATCTGACAATACTAATCGAAATATTAATGAATCTAATTCCACTCAAACGATTAATCAAAACGTCAAGAGCAAAGCTCCGCCAGCCTCTGCAATAGCCCCCAGTATTATGTCTTACTCACAAGATCTTTGTACTGTAGGCCGCTCTGGTGCTTTCCAAGGGCAAGTATTTGGGTTCTCTACAGGACGCACAGTTACAGATACTAACTGCGAAAGACTTAAACTTTCGAAATATCTCTACGATACCGGGATGAAGGTGGCCTCAGTATCTATTCTTTGTCAGGATGAAAGAGTATTTAAGGCTATGGAAATGGCTGGAACTCCTTGTCCTTACAGAGGCAAAATAGGCGCAGAAGCAACTTTGGCTTGGGCTGAAAACAAATCTAAAAGACCAGATGCTAAAGAGCAAGAAAAGTTATTTATACAAAAATGTACACATGATTCCAATCCCAACAGAGAAAAAATAAACAAAGATGTTGTTGGCGCAGTTAAGGTTATATATACAAGAAAAACTAAAACCAACAAACAATGCAAAAAAGAGTTCTATGCTACGCAGTAGCTAGTCTGCTATCCTTTAGTGT